ACCGGATGGCCGCGATTTTTTTCATGTGGTCCCCCCCACTATTATTTGTCGGCCAATACAGACGCTCCCTCAGAGCTTATTTATGTAACGGTTCCCTATAAAACTTGGTCCCCAAGTACGCATTCCAAACATGTGGGATCCGCTTTTAAACGAGTTCCCCGAAACCGTTCACGGTTTTAGGTGTATGCTAGCGATTAAATATTTGCAATTAGTAGAAAATACATACTCTCCCGATACATTAGGGTACGATTTAATACGTGATTTAATTTTAGTCATTCGTGCCAGGGATTATGTCGAAGCGTCCCGCAGATATAGTCATTTCCACTCCCGCATCCAAGGTTCGTCGCCGGCTGAACTTCGACAGCCCGTATACCAACCGTGCTGTTGCCCCCACTGTCCTCGTCACAAACAAAAGGAGGTCATGGGTGAATCGGCCCATGTACCGCAAGCCCAAGATGTACAGAATGTACAAAAGCCCTGATGTTCCACGAGGATGTGAAGGCCCATGTAAAGTCCAGTCTTATGAACAGCGTCATGATGTAGCCCATGTAGGGAAGGTAATTTGTGTGTCTGATGTTACACGTGGTAACGGGTTGACTCATCGTGTTGGGAAGAGGTTCTGTATTAAGTCAGTTTATGTTTTGGGTAAGATCTGGATGGATGAGAACATTAAGACGAAGAATCATACCAATACTGTCATGTTCTTTTTAGTACGTGATAGAAGACCTTTTGGAACTCCCCAAGATTTTGGTCAGGTGTTTAACATGTATGATAACGAGCCAAGTACAGCCACGGTGAAGAACGATAACAGAGATCGTTTTCAAGTTCTTCGTCGATTTCAGGCAACTGTTACTGGTGGTCAGTATGCAAGCAAGGAGCAAGCAATAGTTAGGAAGTTTATGAAGGTGAACAACCATGTGACGTATAATCATCAAGAGGCTGCGAAGTATGATAACCACACAGAGAATGCTCTGTTATTGTATATGGCATGTACTCATGCTAGTAATCCAGTGTATGCTACTTTAAAAATCAGGATCTATTTCTATGATTCTGTTCAGAATTAATAAAGATTAAATTTTATTACATGAGAACTGTTTACAAATGTTGTTTGCGTTAATGCGTCCCATAATACATAATTTACTGCTCTAATTACATTATTCAAACTAATTACACCCAAATTATTGAGAAATTTCAAAACTTGTGTCCTAAATACTCTTAAGAAACGACCAGTCTGAAGGTGTGAGTTCGTCCATATCCGGAAGTCCAGAAAACATTGGTGCATCCCCAGTGCTTTCCTCGGGTTGTAGTTGAATTGGATCCTGACCGTCACTATGTCGTTGTCCGATAGGAAGGGCCTGTTTTGTAGTTCCGTTATCTTGAAATACAGGGGATTTGTTATCTCCCAAGTAAAAACGCCATTCTCTGCCTGAGTTGCAGTGATGAGTTCCCCTGTGCGTGAATCCATGGTTGGCGCAGTTAAGTGCGCTGAAATAAGAACAACCACAGGGAAGGTCAATCCTCCGTCTCCTGGTTATTTTCTTCTTCGCTATCCTGTGCTGGACTTTGATAGGTACTTGAGTACAGTGGCTCGGTGATGCTGACGAAGACTGCATTCTTTATTGCCCACGACTTTAATGCAGTATTCTTTTCTTCGTCTAGGTATTCTTTATAGCTTGAGTTGGGCCCTGGATTGCACAGGAAGATAGCTGGAATGCCACCTTTAATTTGAACTGGTTTTCCGTACTTTGTGTTGCTTTGCCAGTCCCTTTGGGCCCCCATGAATTCTTTAAAATGCTTTAGGTAGTGCGGATCAACGTCATCGATGACGTTGAACCAAGCATCATTACTGTACACCTTTGGGCTCAAATCAAGATGACCACACAGATAATTGTGTGGACCCAATGATCGAGCCCACATCGTCTTCCCCGTCCTGCTATCACCCTCTATGACTATACTTATTGGTCGTAATGGCCGCGCAGCGGAACTGACGACGTTCTCTGCAGCCCACTCTTCGAGTTCCTCTGGGACTCGATCAAACGAAGAAGAAGAAAAAGGCGAAACGTAAACCTCCATTGGAGGAGTAAAAATTCTATCTAAATTACTATTTAAATTATGGAATTGTAAAACAAAATCTTTGGGAGCTTTCTCCCTTAATATATTGAGGGCCGATGCTTTGGACCCCGAATTGATTGCCTCGGCATATGCGTCGTTTGCAGACTGGCAACCTCCTCTAGCCGATCTTCCATCGATCTGGAAAACTCCATGATCAAGCACGTCTCCGTCTTTGTCCATATAGGCTTTGACATCTGTTGAGCTTTTAGCTGCCTGAATGTTCGGATGGAAATGTGCTGACCTGCTTGGGGATGTGAGATCGAAGAATCTTTGGTTTTTACATTGGAATTTCCCTTCGAATTGGATGAGAACATGCAGGTGAGGAGTTCCATCTTCGTGGAATTCTCTGCAGATGCGGATAAATAGTTTATTTACTGGGGTTTCTAGGTTTTTAAGTTGGGAAAGTGCTTCTTCTTTAGTGAGAGAGCAGTGTGGATATGTGAGGAAATAATTTTTGGCATTTATTCTGAATTTATTAGGAGGAGCCATTGACTGGTCAATCGGTGTCTCTTAAACTTGGCTATGCAATTGGTGTCTGGTGTCTTATTTATATGTGGACACCAAATGGCATTATCGTAATTCCCAAAAGAAATTCAAAATTCAAATTGGTAAAGCGGCCATCCGTATAATATT